TCAGTACTGAGTACCTGTTCTGTTCGTTTCGACATGAACAATCCGGGGCTTGCTGTCGGTGTTGGTGTACCAGACTTTATTTTGACGGCTGGTCGTCAGGTTTCTGTAGGTCTGACCAACACCGAAAAGTTGCTCAGTAGTCGCAATGTCTTTACCGTCAACTTTGAAACCATCGGGGCCAATAATTAATTTTTTACCAGCGACTCTGTTTTCAAGCACTAATTCGTTACTGTTTATAATTCCCCACCAGGCAACCAGTTTTCCAAGCAGATACAGTTCATGATAAATTGATGTTCCGGCTGTTGCTCCTGTAGTTAATCCCCGACCTCCAACATATTCGATATTTAACGGCCCTTTCAGCGTCCCGCCAGTCAGTGCAAGGTAAAGTTCTCTCAAACCAAGGTTTTTGATAAAGGTATCTTTGTTCGGGATATCTGCGCCGTTCTGGTCTTTGGCAAGTTTGCTGTTTACTTCTGTTTTTGTGGCATAGTCGCCGGTTGGCTGCTTACCTGACAGACCGTTATTTAATTCCGTCCTGGTTGCGTAGTCGCCTGTCGGCTGTTTACCCGACAACCCTGAACTTAACTCAGTTTTAGTTGCGTAAATTCTCGCTGCTTTAGTCTCTGATTCCTGAATTGCAGCATCAATACTTTTGGTCACATACTCCCGTGTTGCCAGCACCACGGACGGATCCACTTTCAGGGTGATGGCCTGAGTGCTGCTGACCATCAGTACCATCTGAATGACCTGTGTCCGGCCAGACCCTTCCTGTAAATTCGGCTTGTAGGTTTCCGGAGCGTTGCCGACTGCGATCAGACCACCGGTATCATCAAACAGACCGATTTCGCGAATCCACCAACCGCCCTCATTTTCAGGGATCACCTGTTCGGCAATGATGAAATTCGGGTTTTTCTCGTCAATCGATACCTGATTGACTGCCGCCCGGCGGGTTTCGCGGACTAACTTTGTTTGTGCCGGATCCGGAACCGGCAGTGTGCCGCCGCCGTCACCGACCGCCATTGCGGAAATATTCATCTGTGTACCCAGCGCGACAGCGTTCGCCAGCTGTGCCGCGCCGTAGTTCGTCAGGATAGCGAAATACTTTGCTGTCATGGGTTTACTCTCACTTTATCAATGGTTATCAGTGCGGCACCGAGATAGTCCGCGCTTTCCACCCGTACCGTTTCCGGTATGTAGGGATAAACAGTCAGCGTGTCGCCGGTGTTGGCGGCAGCACCGCAGTAAAAATTGCCGGATGTGCTCAGGTTAATAGACAATCCCAGCAGGTGGCGGCTGACTGGCTTTGCGTCGAATATCAGGCGCTCCAGCTCGTAATAGGTTTCTTCGGTGATGCCGGTTTCCGATACACCAACTGTCAGGCGGAATGTCCCGTTCCGGTCACCGGTTTTCCACCACTCAGTGACGCTGATCAGATAGCCGAGCGGCTCCACGACACGCCGCAGCGCCCCGATGGTGCCCTTATGCTTGTGAACGAACATTGACGCTTTGATAACGTCCCGCTTTGTCCGCACCGGCCATTCTGCATCCCAGCGGTCAACCGACCACGCCCACGCCAGATAGGGCAGCAGATGCAACGGACAGGTATCAGGATTGACCAGGGTTTTTATCGGTACCGGCACGCGCTGTATTTCTGCGCACGCCTGAGCAGCGGCAAGTTCCAGCGGACTGGATCCGGTCGGCAGCAGGCGGCTACTCATCGGAACCTCCGACTGTCACCGTCACATCAGTACAAAATGACGCCTGGGTATTGCTGATCACAATATCTTTTGCCGGGCTTTTCAGTTCGACGCGCTGAACCCCCTCAACATGCAGGGCGGCATAAATGGCCGACAGCCGGATATCACGCCCGATACGGTGCTGCTCTTTCACATACCGCGCTATCCGTTCCCTCGCTGCCGCTTCAATCGGTTCAGATTCCGGTGTCGGGAACAGATAAAGCACCGCGTCAATGGTGTAATTGATAATCTCAACGGATTTCACGGTCACGCGGTCAGCCACCGGGCGCACATTCTCATCATTCAGTGCCTTATCAACGAGGGTCAGCAGTTCAGCCGGTGCGGTACCGTCACCCTCGCGTGACAGCACGCTGACGGTCACACAGGCAGGTTCCGGACTGATGGCCGAAGCATCCGCTACCAGCCCGGAAGCGCTGCGTGCATGAAAAACATAAGCGCCGACCGGCCCGGCAACACTCATCCCTTCAAACGCCTGCGGGATGCGCATCCGGAAATCAGAATCCGATTCATAAACGGCCGGCAGTGGTGGGATAGCCGTATCGTCAGCCGCCTGAATGACCAGCCGGGGAACATTGTTATTCGCGCCCAGCTGATCCAAATCTGCCCCGTAGGCATAGGCAACCATACAGGCGCGGGCGGCTTCATTGACCCGCTGGCGCAGCAGCATTTCCCGGTAAGCATTTTCCTGTAACAGTTTGGTCAGCGGCTCGGATTCCAGTTGCAGCACACGGGCGACCGGCGTTCGCAGTTCTTCCGGCAGAGAGGCCAGCAATGCGGCTTTACGCTCAGTGAAAATCTGTTCGAAATCTAATGTTTCGATCACGTCCGGCGGCGGTAACTGGCTGATGTCGATGGTTGGCATGATTACCCCCGGGGAATTTCTGCCGTAAACGGCTGGTTATCGGTTTTCGTGCCCTGAAAATACAGGGTCGGTACGTTTTTTTCGTCCTGTTTTACTTCAATACGTTGCAGACTGATACGCGGCTCCCAGCGCATTAACGCCATATAGCAGGCGCTCATGACTTTCAGGCGCGTTGCCTTATTGTCCGGTTCATCAATCAGCTCTGACAGTAACGAACCGTATTCACGGCGCATCACGCGGGAACCGATCGGCGTGTGCAGAATGTCGTACATGCTCTGCGTAATATGCGCATCGTCACTGATGGTCATACCCGTTTTTTTATCAAAGCCGCTGTATGTCATACCGGTGTGTCCGTATTGCTGTTGCCCCGCTCTACCCCGCCATGTTTATGGGTATGCAGCGTGACACCGTTAGATTTAATACTGCCGCCGGTATGAGTAAAATCACCGGTCATTTCACCGCCTTTTTCCACATTCAGGGTCGCGCACGTCAGGTTGTCTGAGCACACCACTTTCGGGGTATTAAAATTAATCTGCGTGCTGGCCGTCACTGTCACTTCCGGGGCGGTGGCATCAATTATTTGCGCGGCGTTCACCGTGGCTTTCTGAATGCCGGTCACCGTTAATTCACCGGTTTCCGGCTCGTATTCGATCACAGCACCGTCACTGAATGTTTTGTGCATAGCCTGCACACTGTGGCTCGGTGCGCTGTTTTTGTCGCTGTACAACGAACACAGCACAAAGGCCGTGGTTAATTCACCATTCACAGCGCCGATAATGACCTGCTCACCGGCAACCGGCGCCCACCATGACCGCCCCGCTCCGGCACGGTCAGTGCCCCAGCGGATCCAGTCAGTGAGAATGTCCCCGGTTCTGACCCGGCAGACCATTTTTTCAGTGTCCACGGCTTCAACCACACCAACGCGTAACAGGTTGGAAATAAGGCGTTCCAGTTCATTCAGTGTCATCGTGAGTTCACCAAGTCCTGATAAATAAGTTCCAGCAGCCCGGCGCGTTCGTACTGCGACAGGCCGAGTAATTCACGTTTCGGGTACTGCGTCCGCGCCAGCTCGTTAACGGCACCGGTGAGGCCGTACTGATGCTGCCGGGCAATGGCGGCGGCTTTACCCTGAAACCCGACAACAGCAGCATCCGGAAAAGCCTGTGCCCGTAAAAACCGGGCAGTGCGCAGCCGCTTAAACATCGGATCACCGCGCTTTGTGCTGCGGCGGGTTTCTGACAGGTCGATTGACAGAAAGCGCTCAATATCTTTCCGCATGAATGACCGTACCGCGCCGCGCTCTTCGTCATATCCGGTAATCATCCGACCATTGCGCCCCCTGGTGTTACGCCAGCCCCGCAGACGGCGGACTTCGCCCTTATACAGAAATTCAACGCCCCGCTTTGACCGCAGCACCTGTGTTTTTCTTGCCTGGTAAGGTGAGCCGTCCGCATTTTGCTGACTGCGGATCCGTTTCTGCTGGTCTGCCCGGATAGCCTTTGCCAGTTTTGCCGACAACCGGCGGCGGTATGCCGGGCTTGTCGTTGACAGCAGCCGCGATAATTCGGCATCCAGCTGTGAAAACAACGCGGTTTCGTTACTCACGCTCCCCCCTTACACCTGACGCGGTTTAAATTCCGGCTCAGGCAGATGTGTTACGGTTTCTTCTCCGTCTCCGCCCTCAACAACAACACGCTCGGTAACGGGCAGTACAATCAGAATGTCGGCTGTGTCGTTGTCCAGAATGTCAGCATCAAAACGGATCCCGCCCTCGCGTTTATCCGGGTTAAATATCAGCGCCGGTTGTTGCTCCCGCACCCACTTCAGCACCGGCAGCATCAAATCATCCAGGGAGTTCGGGTAATCCATTGCCAGCAGATTCAGCTTGTAGCTGTACATGAATGAATTTCCCGGCTTGCCGGTGGCAATAAGATTTCCCTCTGAGGCGTAGACCTCCAGTGATTCCGGGTTCTGCTGAAAACGCGGCTCCCGCGCCGTCAGAAATTCCCGCAGTAACTTCGGTTTCAGCATCACTGCCCCCTGTAGTGGTTAATCGCACTGACACAGCGCTTTTCAAGGCTTTTACGGTCAGTACCGCAGCTGTTATCTGTCAGCAGACAGACCGATGAAATCAGAAACACGGCCAGAAAAATCAGGGTGCCAATGACATAACAGATTGTTTTCATGGTGATACCCTGCACTGTTTTTCTAACTCCCTGACCCGGGATTGCAGATAATCTAATTTTGCCTGGTCGCTGATGATTCCGGCTCTGATATCGAAAACAGTTCGTTCAGCTTTTTCAGTGAGTCGGATTTCGGTTCCATCGCCCACGCTGCCGCTGCCGGTATTTCTGCCTGCTGACAATTCACAGGTGGCAAGGTCGGCACCGGTGAGCCGCAACCGGCGAGCACCATCACGAACGGCATTACGCAGATGATTATTTTCCTCAAGCGCATCTTTCAGTTTTCCTGTGTATCTGGTGTCCAGTTCTGCGGCTTTACGCTGTGCTGTCCGCATCCGTTCCGCTGCCGCATCACTTTGCTGTTTCGCTACCAGCGTCAGCGCGTTTAATGTGGTCTGGTGTGTGGTAGTCAGTACGGCGATTTTTCTGTCGTAGTACCATTTTCCGCCGACAGTCAGCAGTAACAGGCCAACAATGGCATAGGTCGAAAAGCCGCTCTTATTCATCATCCAGACCCCAGCACGCAAGCGCGGCTTCCTGTTCCCGGCGCAGCACCTGACCGTAACAGCCGTTTTTCTGCCCTTTGGTCTTCCGGCAGTCTTTGCCGCCGTCATAGATCCAGCGCTTTATTTCCTGACAGGCACCGCGTTTATCACCGGCATTCAGTTTTTTATAAAATGTGGATGTGAAACATTTCCCCGGGCCGATGTTATACGGGCAAAAACTGGCAATACCGGCAATCTGTGCATCATTCAGCGGCACATGCACATTACGCAGCACCCACTGCACCGCCTTTTCAGCCTCGATACAGTTCACTTTGGCGCACTGTTCTGCGGTCAGTGTCATACCGCGTTTTACCTGCTTGCCGTCAATCCGGGTCACGCCCCGGCAGATAGTCCAGATGCCGCCGCCGTCCTGATACGCGGTCAGCAAATTACCTTCTTTCTCATCCAGAAACTGATCGACAATGGCTGTCGCTCCGGCACCACCCAGCAACAAACCGATCATTACTTTACTGAATACGTTCAGGTTATTCTGTTGCATCACAATTCCTGTTTCGGTGCGGTAATGAAATCTTTTGCGGATCCGCTGCTGATACCCTGCTGTTTCAGGGTTTCCACATAATCCGCCCATATTTCAGTGCGTTTCTGCTGTGAACGCCGGTTAAGCAGATAATTCATGACACCAAGGCCGATACTGAAAACCAGACCGATCAAAAATCCCCATTCAAACAGAGAGAATCCGGAGAAAAACGCACCGGCGGTGGCGAAAAAATAGGTGAGTCTGCTGTGTAATTCGTCCATCCCTAATCCCACAATTGAACGGTATCTTTCTGTTTCGGTTCGGTGATATCCGGCATTTCCACCCACTGCCCCGGACGTAAAACGGTTGCCAGACACAGCCCCGGATTTGCATCAAGTACCTGTGTGACGACTCCCTGCGTGCGCCGGTAATGCCGGTAACAGAGTAAATCCACGGTATCGCCCTGCTGTGCCTGTACTTTCATTACGCCAGCTCCGCCACCATGCGCTTCAGACCCTTCAGGTCACGGACGGCGTTCTGTCCGTCACGGCGCAGATCATCAATCTGCGTGCTCAGGGCTTCCGCGTGTTTTTCACCTTCGCGGGTTGTGTCGATATCACGATAATTTTCAATCAGATATGACTTTGTGAAGCTGTAAACCGCCTGGCGGTATAAAAACAAATGCCGGGTTTCGTCGTTGACCGGTGTTGACGGCACATCACCCAGCGTTTCCGCTGTCTGCGCTGCCTGCCATTCTTTCAGCAGGTCATTGACATACAGGGCGGCACTGGTAGCTGCGTGCTTCAGTCTCGCGGTAGTAACGGTGCCGTTAACCCGCATAGCCCAGCGCAGATCAGACAATGTGATATCCGGGTAAAACGGGATGGTTGTCACCACAACGCCCTTGTCACTGATATCTGTCGTTTCATCGGTCGGCGCAACGGCCTTGGGTGCGACTAATCCGCTCATGGGATCACCTCGGTAAAAAAACGGCGGTGGACGATGAGGACACAGTAATTAACCCCGCCTCATCGTGCCGCCGTGGCACACGGGGGTGCATTCGGTTATGACGCGGCTTTTTTCCGCGCCGTGGCTGTCTTTTTAGCGCTGCCCGGCTTTGGTTTTGTGCCGGTATTTTTCGCCGGTTTCTTTTCCGGTTCCGGCGCAGCGTCCTGTTTACTGTCGTCCGCTTTTTTCAGCTCCCGTTGCAGCAGTTCAATATCCCGTTTCACGCCGGATTTGCTGTGCAGCAGCAGCGCACGCTGTAACAGCTCAAGCGCCCGGGATTTATCTTCCGGCTGCTTACTCAGGCGCAGTGTGTACGCCAGTGCTTTACAGAGTTTTGCCTGTACTTCGTTCGGTACATCATGGTACTCAGTCAGTGTTCTGACGCGTTCCAGTACCGGCAGCGGGATCAGCTGGTCAGCACCGACACCGGCAGAAAACAGGGTCAGCGCTTTATCACAGATTTCATCAATCACCATCACCGCCGGTGTGCGGTTGTAGCGTTCCGGCAGCGGTAAATTGTGTGCCAGCACGTAACCTGCCATATCCAGCGCCCGGTCATAGTTTCCGCAGTCAATCTGCCAGACCAGAACGGTCGTAAAAACCTCATCTGACTGGCCGGTATTGGCCGCAATAACGCCGTCAATCCACGGTTCGTACTGGTCAAGCACCGTTTTCTTGTACTCAATTTTGAACTCAGTGCCCTGAATATCGCTCAGGCGTGACTGATCGTGACGCAGACGATGCAGGATCTGCTCGTATGCCGTCATGTTTGCGGTTGTTTGTCCGCTGCCCCGGCGCTCTGCCATGACTCTTTGCCAGTGCTCCTGAGCAGGTGTTAACTGTTGCATTGCATATCCCCCGATAAACACCGGTGCCCGGCGGCACCGGCTGTGACAATGTTATTCGCCGCCGCTCTCAGCTTCGGCGTAAGTGATACCTTCAATCAGGCAGGCGAGGCCGTAATCTTCCACGGCGTAACCGTCATTACTCTGTGCATAGGTGGCAATACGGTTATATTCCGGCTCATTTTTAATGAAGCGGTTTAACTTGCCTTTCTGCCAGTAAATGGACAGGTTTTTCATGGTGGTGATTAACACAGCACCGTCAGGGAAATACGGCACCTGAACAGACGGAATCCCGCCTACGCTGCTGAGTTTCATCAGTTCTTTACCGGCCATCAGTTCCATATTCGGGTTTTGCTGGCTGTGCTGATTGATGATTTTGAAGTTTTTCTGTGTGACCAGCTGACGGCCGACAATCGCCACCAACCCGGCAGCGTTGCGGTGCCACGGATCGATCAGGTTGTTTACTGCGTCATACACAACGGCATCAATATTGGCGTAACGGCCTTTTTTGATGATTTTCCCGTCCTCGTCACGCGAAGTCAGGGTGATGTTTTTCATTACACGCTGCGGTGCCCGTTCACGCACAAGCTGTAACCAGCCGATATTGACGTCCTGAAGTAACGGGTTTTGCTGACGATCTGATTTCGCCGCACACTTAACCCCGTTAAAACCAATCATCAGGCGATCAAGCCCTTCACGCTGAATAATCTGCTGATTAATCAGGCTCTGAAACTGAGGGTGACCCGCCCAGGCGTCGAGCTGGGTATACGGGATCATTGAGTCAAAATTGGTCTGTTCACAGGCGTAAGTGTTTTCTTCCATCCCGAAAGCCTGTGCAGGCTCGCGGCGGTCAGTGGTTGACGTATTGCGGCTGGCAATCGGCTGATTTGACGCAATCAGAATCGTTGACCCTTTTTGTTCAGTCACACCGAATGAGTTGATTTCTTTCAGGAAAGGGCTGCTTTCCATCACGGCCTTTTCAATCTTCTGCTGCACTGACGGATCAACAGAAAATTGCAGTGATTTACCGTCACGGACGGCATGGTTTAAACGCGCCTGATTGTCCAGGTAGGACAGATACGCTTTATTTGCTTCAGGTGTTAATGACATATCAGTTTTTCCTTAAAATTCAGACTGAACGTAACCGCCGTTACCGGTGGAAAGCTGGCGCTGTTCGTTATCCGCGTCAGTGCCGCCGAGCTGCGTTTTCAGGGCGGATAATTCCTGTTTCAGGGTCGCGACTTCACCTGACAGCGTTTCTTTTTCGGCAGTCAGTTTCTGCATGGCCGTTAACGCCTCTGCACAGGTTTTCGCGGTCAGATTGATACCTTCCTGCAACGCGGCAATGTCGTGATTGCTGTTTTCACGCTGAAAACCGAGCACTTTTTTCAGGCCGTCGAGAAATTCAGCTGCCAGTGATTTTTGCTCTGCCTGCTGCTTTTCTGCTGCGCTCATCTTCACGACCGTTTCCAGTGATGCGGTATAGGTATTTTTTGCATCTTCCGGCAGGCCGCGCTCACGGTTACTCAGGGTGATAACCTGCGTGCCGAATGCCGCCGGGGTATCAGTCAGCGCAACACCGGTCAGATAGGCACCTTTCGCCGCGTCATTCGGGCAATCCGGTAAAAATTCGATACTGGAAAAAATCTTCTGGCCGCTTTCGTTCAGGGCGATTAATGGTGCGTCTTTGACCGGGTCAATGGTGGCGGAGATTTCCAGCGCCAGTTTTCCTTTTAACGGCCCGTCCTGTAACTCAAATGCACGGGCAGAATCGATCATGGAAAAATGACGCCATGTACTGTCAGGTAACACACTGGTGATGTGTTCCAGATTGATACGCGCGGCGTACAGCTGCGGATTGTAGTTGTCAGCCATCTGCTGAATCTGGTCACGCGTGACAGCAAAGCCGTTTAACGTGCCGCCTTCGGTGCAGACGATGACCTGTAGTTTTTTATTGTCTTCTGGCATGGGTTTTCACTCCGGAGATAACGACAATTCTGTGTGTCTGTATCTTCGCAAGTGCTTGTTTCCGGTTCAAAAGCTTTGCCTTGTGACATCGGTGTGACAAGTGAAACCCGTGGAGGTGTACGCGCGCGATGTGGGAAAGTTGACGCATGATAACTGACTCTCAGCGCGATCCGCGGTCGGAAGCGAAAAGCCTGTACTGGCAGGCGTACAGTATTTCACAGATAGCGTCACACCTCGGTGTGAGCGCCAACACGCTCTATTCGTGGCGCAGACGGGATAAATGGGATGAAACCCACCCGGTTCAGCGCGTCAGTGATGAGATTCATGTCCGTATTCTGCGGATCCTCAATAAAAAAGACCTGACCGCGCACGATTTTAAAGTGATGGATTTTCTCGGCCGTCAGATGGCGCGGCTGAACAAAGAAAGCGATAAGCAGGAGAAAGAGAAGAAGCCGAAAACGCCGAAGAACCACTTTACCGAAGAGCAGATCGAACAACTCCGGCAGCTGGCACTTGAACCGCTGTTTGAACATCAGAAGAAGTGGTTTAAGCAGAAAAACCGCCGTAACCGCATGATTTTAAAATCACGGCAAATCGGCGCGACCTGGTATTTTGCCCGTGAGGCACTGCTGCACGCACTGGAAACCGGCAATAACCAAATATTCCTGTCAGCCAGCCGGGCACAGGCGCATCAGTTTAAAGGCTTCATTATCGCCCTCGCGCGGCTCGTCGGCGTGGAGCTGAAAGGCGGGGATAAAATTATTTTGTCCACCGGTACAACATTCTATTTTCTCGGTACCGCTGCGGCATCCGCACAGTCTTATACCGGCGATCTCTATTTTGATGAGTTCTTTTGGGTGGCTAACTTCGCCGAACTGCGCAAAGTGGCGGCGGCTATGGCTTCACAGGTCGGATTACGCCGGACTTATTTCTCTACCCCATCATCTGAAGAGCATGAGGCTTATCCGTTCTGGACAGGGGACTTCTTCAATGAATCCCGGCCTGAATCCCAAAAAATCAGCATTGATACCACACACAAAACCCTGAAAAGCGGTGTTCTGTGCGGGGACAATATCTGGCGGCAGATTGTCACTATTCACGATGCAATTAACAGCGGATTTGACCTGATATCACTGGAGGAAATCGAAAGCGAAAACACCCCTGACGATCTCGAAAACCTCTATAACTGTAAGTTTGTCAAAGCCGGTGAACGGGCATTCGACTATAACGCCCTTATTTACCGTGGCGTTGACGGTTATAACCGTGATGTCTGGCCGGACTGGAAGCCTTACGCAGACAGGCCGCTCGGTAATAAGCCGGTGCGCATCGGTGCCGACCCGACCGGCACCGGCGGCAATGGTGACGGCCTCGGCCTCGCTGTTCTCGCCCCGCCTGCCGTTCCCGGCGGGAAATGGCGGGTTGTCGAGGCGCTGCGCTTCCGTGGCATGGCTTTTGAAAAGCAGGCCGAGGAAATCAAAAAGCTGACACTGCGCTACAACGTGCAGGGGATCAACATTGATATTACCGGCGGTACCGGCGAAGCCGTGTATGAGCTGGTGAAAAAATTCTACCCGGCAGTACAGGGCATCCGTTATACCCCGCAGGTTAAACGGATGATGGTGCTTAAAGCACAGATGCTTATCCGTAACGGACGCATTGAATATGATGCCGGGGCATCACAGATCCCGTCTTCTTTCATGACTATCAAAAAAGTCATCACACAGGGCGGCATTGTCACCTATGCGTCAGACCGTACACGCGGTATTGATCACGGGGATATTGCCTGGTCTGTTATGAACGTTTTATACGCTGAACCTATCGGCAGCGAATCCGCAGACAGCGGATCCTGTGTATCGGAGTTTTAACCATGAAAAAAAAGAAAACACTGCCCGTCACCGCTAAAGCAGAATTACCCGCTGACAAGCAGTGTGCTGCATTCACCTTTGATAATCCTGTGCCGGTCACCGGTGCTTATGACCTGCTCGACTGCATGGAGTGCGCGAAAACCGATAAGTGGTATGAAACGCCGTTAGACTTCTACAGCATAGCCCGCGCACTCCGTTCAGCAGTACACCATGAGTCACCGCTGCTGTTTAAGCGCAACGTTATTATGAGTTGTTTTATCCCGCATAAATCTCTTCCCTATCAGGAAATGAGTGCTTATGTCCTTGATTATCTGGTATTCGGAAACGGATATCTTGAGCGCCGCCGCAACATGCTCGGCTGGCTGCTGCAACTGAAACGATCACCGGCCAAATACACCCGGCGCGGGATTGACCTGGACACCTATTATTTCGTTCAGACATGGCAGGATGCACATGAATTTAAGCGCGGTGATGTCTTCCACCTGATCGACCCGGATATTAACCAGGAGATTTACGGACTGCCGCAATATCTGGCCGGGCTGATATCCGCCAAACTCAATAAATCGGCTACCACATTCAGGGTTAACTACTATGAGAACGGCTCACACGCCGGGGTGATTGTTTATCTCAATGATGCACTGGCCGACCCGAACGGCGTTGAGAATCTGAAAGGCGCATTGCAGAAATCACGCCGTGACGGGGCTTTCAAGAACCTGTTTGTTTATTCGGCCAATGGCAAGAAAGACGGCATTCAGATCCTGCCGTTCAGTCAGATTGCAGCCAAAGATGAATTTATGAACGTGAAAGATGCCACCCGTGATGATTTGCTTGCTATGCACCGTGTGCCGCCGCAGCTGATGGGTATCGTACCGACCGGTGCAGGCAGCTTCGGCGATGTGGAAAAGGCCGCGAAAGTTTTTGCTATCAATGAGCTGATGCCAATCATGCAGAGTCTGAAATCCGTAAATGACTGGGTCGGTGAAGAGGTAGTGCGCTTCAATGAGTACGCCCTGCTTGAAGCCCTCGGCGCAAAATAAATAATCCCCCCTCTTCAGGCGCAGCGTAACCCATCACACGCCGCGCTGACCATCATTGATACCTGCCATTTGTTTTCACCTGCCACGCTCGCACACCCTGTAAAACAGGCGCAGAAATGCGCCTTTTTCATGTGCCGGACACACGGAGAAAGAGCGGCACCCTATCCCCCTCAGCGCGCGATTGCTCCCCCGCCTCGCCCGCACACAAAAGGTGTGCTTTTTTGTGCAGGTTTTACCACCGGGGCAACGTGCAGCCCGTCAGGACTTGCGCGGTATTTTACATGAACCAGAAATTGTGCAGGAGTGTGCGGATTTGTGCGGTGATTTAATGTGGATCTTTACTTGGTGTGGGATAAGAATCACAAATTACACAAAACCATGTTTAATTTGCGGAAATAGCTAATAATCATTAATAAACTCTATATTTTTCTCATGAATTATATAATAAGATAATTCATATCAACTACTTTATTAAACATGGAGTTACCAATGTCAGTAAAATCAACCATTGATTTTTACTTAGCCGAAGAAAGCCCTGGTTATGCATTGCAAATAACCGGAGAATGGGGAGCAGGAAAAACCCATGCTGTAAAAAAAATATTGCAAAATGATATGTATTACCTCAGTTTATTCGACATACAAAGCTCTGATGAGGTTTATTCTTCAATTTTTTATTTAATGCAAAAGAATAAAGAAAAAGCCAAAAGAGCATTGAGTAATTTAAAAAAAATAGACATTTCATTTTGGGGGATTAAATTACCAGTCGGTGACGTATTTTCTTCTTTATCAAATGCTATTATAAGAACAGAAGTGATTAATGACAAACCAATTGTCTTTGATGATATAGAAAGAAGTTCATTATCTCAAGATGTTATCTTTGGCATTATTAGCAATTATATTGAAACACATAACTGCCATGTGATTATTTTGATGAATGACAACAAGGAAAAAGAAAACAGCCAATATAAATGCCTCTCAGAAAAAACAATTGGAAGAGTTGTAAGGGTTACTCCAGAGTACAATGAAAGCTACGACAGTTTTATTCTTAATACAAGAAATAAAGACATACTATCCTCAATAAAATCTAAATTAATATCTATTTTCATGAAGTCTAATTGTAATTCACTAAGAATATTAAAACGCATTATTTTTGAAATAGATATAATATGCAGCTGCATAGATTTTGGCAAACACAAAGATATTACAAATGAAATATATGAGGGATTATTTGTTTTCACAATAACAAGCATAGCCGCAAAACAAGGAAAAATAAATAAAAGTAATATTGAAGGCAGAAAGTTAATCTCTTACTATAAAAATAGCACAATAAATGGAAAAAATATAGATAATGAAATCAAAGCATGTAAAGAAATATATGACGTACATATCGACGATGTAGACATATCAATAACAATATTAAATGATGTTGTTTTAAACGATATAATATTCGATGGTAAATACAACCGCCATTTGATAATTGAATCAATAAATAACTATCAGAAAATAAATAAAAATAACATAGAGGTTCCATGGAAAACAATTTACAAATTTATGCAGCACAGTGATAGTGATATCAAAAATGCATTGGATGAAATTAAATCTATAATTGAAAATAGAACTTATTACCCACTACCTCACATACTACAATTTATATCTGCAATAATATATATATCAGATTATGTTGCATATGATTTTGGTAAGAATGGCATGGAGTGCTATTTTATTAATTACATAGATGACCTTTACAAAAAAGAATTATTAGATACCATTGACTTTTCCAATACAGCTAACATCTATAATTTCGATTCCGTAGACAATTACGGTTATTATTCAAGTGAAAAAGAACAATTTAAAATAATCAAAAAATATTTGATTACAAAAGCAGGTGACTTAAGAGATAAAAAAATAAATGAAGAAAGTCAAAATTTATTACTTTTAATGAAAGATGATATAGATATATTCTCAAAAAAATTAACCGATAAATCTTATGAATTTATGCTTGAACCACTACTCAGTAATATAAATTACGTTGATTTCATTGACTCATTCATTAGTCTGGATTTTCCCCGACTGGACAAAGTCAATAGAATTATTACAACACGATTTTATAGAAACCAAGGTTATTCTAAATTAAAAAGTGAATATGACTGGCTTATGGAAATAATAAAACTATTAAAAATAAAAGTACTTACGTTTTCCGGAATAAAAAAATTCAGAATACAATGTGCTATAGATAGATTTGAGACTGTATTTAACCAATAAATATATCCCCTCTCGGATCACGGTTACAACGGTTACACTCCCTCAAAACCACATCTAACCCACTGATAATAAACAATCCCGTTGTAACTTTTTACCGGTTACAACGGGTAACAAAACACAGGGTAAAAAGTTACACCCTTATAAATCAATGCATTATGAATCTAAAATGTAACCTTTTAATTTGGTTACACGTAACCGCAAAGTAACTTTTTTGTAACTCCTGATATGCTCGTTATTTCTTTATTAATTCAGTAAGATAGAGAGATAATCTATTTTTGTAACCATTGTAACCGGTTTCCGAAGCCCCCCCACGGATTTTCATTCCCTATATAAAGCGCAAAAAACAATCACTTCTTTCTCTGTTTTTATCTTAGTTTTGTGCAGTTATTCACATTTCCTGTTTGCGTATATATCACGCATAAAAAAGGCTGCACACGGCAGCCTGATTACAGAATAGATACACCCTAACTTTCACTGTTTTCCTGAAATACCCAGCACTTAATCACTTCCGGCTTTTTCGCGGTACTGGCTATCGGTAAACAACTGTTGTACATACTGTTTACACAGCTTCTTACTGTCTTGATGCCGATGAATTTACGCCTCTTCCCGGCTTTCAGCAGATTCTTGATATCGGTATTCAGCAGCAGGGATTGCCGCTGTTCACTTGCCACCTGTGCGATATGGTTAAAATTCACCGCATACACGCCCGGTTCGGTACTGTGGTTCACGCCGTGGGCTTCGTTGTCCTGGAGATAATCAAAGGTTTCCCAGAACTCAACCACCGGCGGCTGATCAAGCTGGATGGCCTGAACGCGCTGTTTTGCCAGTTCAACAATAAAATCCCGTGTCTTTCTGATACGGTCAGCTTTCACCGGCAGTACCAGCGACACGGTTTCCAGCAGGGCGATCAGTTGGGCGTGGTTTTTGGCGATACGCTCATGATTAATTGCTTTGTCAGCGAACAGCTTCGCCTGTAAATCATCCACCCGGGCGGTGTACTGCGTTAAAATGGCATCTTCTTTCATCAGCACCAGCGGCAGAAATCCGGATAGTTTTTCGATAGGGTAGCGTTCCAGCGCGATAGCGGCGTGACGGGTTTCAATGCTCTGCTCGGCTTTGTCGGTGTAGAGATGGATAATTCGCTCCAGAACGGCACGTGAAGCGTTTATCTCCGCATTCTGTGCAATGATGATGCTGCCTTTGAATAACGGCTCATAGGTCTCGTTACCGTTATTTTTTACGCCTAATGACCGTGTTGCACGCCCGTTATACAGAGATTTCAGTTCCTCCCAGTCGAACGCCTTTAATTTCGGGTTATCCTGCACGCGGTCACTTTCAATTAAGCAGACCGGCAGATTACTGATCTGCGAAAAGTTACGGCCACGGGCGGCGGCACTGGATTTGGACGCATCAAAGCCCTCATAATCCGCACGGCCGCACAGCCGCCACAGGAATTCAATCAGGGTACTTTTCCCGGAACCCGGTTCCCCGCAGATTTCCAGAAACGGATAGCTTTTGTGGATCTTGCGGATTTGCTCTGAGAACAGCGAACCCAGCCAGAACGCCAGCACCACATAGCCTTTTTCACCGAATGCAGACCAGAGGGATTCAAGCCAACGGTTATCAAATTCACTGAGATCCGTATTGATGGCCAGCGAGGGGCTTAAACTCAGGGTTTTGATATCCAGCTTATTCAGGGAAAAATAGTCTTCTTCGTTCAGGGTGAAACATTTACCGTTCTGCACGGCAACATCATTAAAGACATACACGCCGTACTCTTTGTTGTAACCGATATAATTCTGCGTGATCACTTCTTTGATATCCGGCAGCGCCTGTTTACAGATGCGGTCTAATTGCAGGGTTGTGCCGGTATACACCGCGCCTTTTGCCACATGCAGCAGCCGTTTTTTAAACTCACCGGCGCTGGTCAGTTGCGCGGCGGTAAAGGTGGCTTTCACACATGCCTGACGATGGGGGAAATCGACGCGGATATAATACCAGGATTCATCCGTTTCAACGGATTTCTGGAAATACAGCGGAGTGGGATAGCAATTAGCGATCTCAACGACGGTCCCGGATTCTTTCACCGCTTTTTGCCGGGCGTCTTCGTCCGTCAGTTCCGGCTCGGCTTCGTTGATGCGCTCAACTGCTTTCATCATCTTATCGACATCCAGCTTAAACCAGTACAGCCGGTTATCATGCTGAAAATCAAACTCTGATCGCTCGGTCTGGTTGAACATCAGCCGGGCTTTTTCAAATGCAGATGCGGCCAGCAACAATTTACCGTAATAGCGGTAACGGTCGAGATCCCGCTCCGTCAGCCGTTCCTTGATATGTAAGTCGTTCCAGTCATTGCCGTTGTCGGTTTCCGCCGGTCGTGCGGTCGTCGCCCGCCAGCCCTCGTCCCGGCTGCGGGAAACAAATTTTTTCATCGCCCGTTCACCGGCACTGCCGTTATCCAACGCCCACACCAATAACGGTTTTTTCTCTGCGCCCAGTGCTTCCCTCAGGGTGTTCAGGGCAATGTCCGGGTAGTTGTGGCAGGTCATCAGGGAAACGGCAGTAATGCCGTTCTGAATCAGGCTCAGGGCATCGAAAATACCCTCTGTCAGCCAGATCTCTTTTGCCTGTGTTAAATCCTGTTGCGGATGCTGCCACCAGTAACCTTTATATGAGCCGAAAAAGTTGGCTTTGCGGTCAAAACGGGATGGCCGGTCGATGATCCGTTCCCAGTACGCGCCGTTCGGCAGGGGGAATTTAACGGTTGCCGCGCCCAGTCCGTCAGCATGATAAGATGATTCAGTGTACAACCCTTTCAGGGTACTGATATCCAGTCCGCGTGAGTGCTGCAAATAGGCATCCGCCGCCGCGTTCGGGGTCTGTTCTGTCTTCGGATAGTGGGCTGACCAGTCATCAAAAACATCCGGGTACATTTCTTTGACAAACAACTCGGCACCGCACTTATTTTCGCGGCCGCAGCGCAGCACAAACGGCATTTCCACAGAGGTAAAGAGTTCTTTCTTTTTGCAGTTCGGGCAGACACCCTGCCGCAGATAGCCGTTCTGTTCTTTGAACTGGAAGTCGTTGATGAGGCGCGGCAGTAATGCCTGTAAGTGATATGATTTCATGCGATAACCTTAATCGCACACAGCCACATAATGCCGCAGACTGTGTGCTTTTTGTTGAGGTAAAACGGCAACATTTATTCAAATGCTCCGGTAGTGCCTGCGCTTTAATTCATCTGCTGCCTGACAGTCTGCACACAATGTGCAGCCACTGATGACTTTCCGGCGTGCTTCCGGAATCGGGCGATCACAGTTCTCACAGACAAATGCGGAAACGCGGGTAATTACCTGCCGAGCTGCGGCTATCTGATGTTCCAAAATTAACGCCGCATGATCATTTGCACGGTCTATTTCATCAGACATAATTCAGCTCCCCTGCTTCATTTTCGATATGGTCGGCATCATTCATCAGTAGCTGACAAATATCTGCCCGTTCTAATTTTTCTTTCATAATTTTTCCGGCAAGTGACCTCTGGCGATCGGCAAACCGATTAAGCAGTGATTTACGTTCATCTTCACGGTTCGCTTTAATACTTTCAGCAACCGGGGTAAATATTGGATCCGGAAATGATTTCATTTTGAAACCTCATTTTCAGGTAATAAAAAGCCCTGACCTGTTACGGTCATATTTAGCGTGATGTTAATTATCACCTCACTTTATTAATCCGATTTTTTAGCCATGATCGGGAACATGGGGTGTGGTATATTTGCTATGTCTGATGTTTCTTCACGGGAACCAGACATAACGACCACCAAAACAGGAGTTATTTCATGACTAAAGAGCAAAAAGTTCTCTTCTTGGTTGAACAATCTATTCAATGTGCCCTCAGTGAAATCCATGATCAGGGTTATTCACATACCGGGTCGGTCATAAAAAGTAAAATTGACAACTATTACTACTCTTTGAAAGAAATCCTTGAAGAAAAACTTGCACAAAAAGACACTGATTTTCTTTGATTTTTAAAGTATGGCAAGCAGATTACTTATGATTTGCTTGCTCTCAGACATCCGTGATTCAATCTCTTTTTCATCAATAACCCAGGAACCATTAGTTACTGCTATTTTCAATAATGGAATTAGTTTCTCTGATTTAGCCTTGTCGGCATTTTCAAAAGAAAATAGGTTATCAAGTGTTTTTTCAATGAATCTTATTTTTGAATATTCACATTCTGAATTAGTACAGATGAATTCACTGACAACATAAATAAAACTATCAGTTCGTAATTCATCAATTGAGACATGCTCTTTTTTCATATAACTCATTTCCTGCTCCCATATAACCCATCAATAAACCCTGTCACTTCAGCCAGTGCATCAAATAATCCGAAAGAATTATCACCTTGCATGACTCTGTACTGCGTAATTTTTCTGAGTGTATTTCGCGGAAGTTTATAAATATTGAAACCCCGATATAAAAAACAGTGAGATTTGTAATACACCAACTGATATTTATGTTGCTGCATATTCACACACCTTAGTGACGGGGTTTACCCAAACCGAGCCACGCTAACCAGCCGTCGCGCATTTCTTCCGGCAGTGATTCATACGCCAGTTTCAGCCCGGCATTCCATGCTGGCAAATAAACGTAATATTCGCCCCGCTTACCTTTCGGATCTTTCATCTCAACAACCGGTAACTTGCCATCTTTGCGCATATCAGAAATTGCCTGCTTAGTTTTTCCGATCATTTCTGCAAATTTCGCCTCTGTCACACAATCCGAGGCTATTGGTGTCTTTACGATTTCCTTAGTCATCTGTTAACCTCTCTTGTTGTGGCTCTTTTTAGCCTCTTTAAGCACTCTGCTACTCATAGCGGATAATCTAACAACACATATATAATTGGAGATAATGGATTTTATGTCAATAGCCCAATCTGAAAAATTAAAGCTGATACGTGAGTCAGAACGGCTTAAGCCCAAGGAAGTATCTGAATTAGCAGGCATAAATTACACAACCTACCATGGCTATGAATCAGGGAAATCTAAAATGCCATTGGAATCAGCTATAAAGTTGTTTGCTTTGCCCCGATTCAGAAAATATATGACCTGGTTCATGTTTGATGAAGTCAATCCCGAGGCTGGTCAGATAGCACCAGTCCTCGCACACAATGGGCAGGACGAAACAACATCACCCCGCTCAGACAAGAAAACTGGTTAACAATACATCTGGATTTTTGTGAATTCATTGATTCACTAAGTCTTTGCGCCTTCGGAGGGCTTTCTTATGTCGATTAAGAAACTCGAAGATGGTCGCTATGAAGTGGACATTCGTCCGGCTGGCCGTAACGGAAAACGTGTCAGACGGAAATTTGATAAGAAGTTCGAAGCAATCAATTTCGAACGGTACATCATGGCCAACCATTCAAAAGAATGGGAGCCGCAGCTGACAGATAAACGTAAGCTGAGTGAACTGACAGATTTATGGTGGAATTCGATAGGAAAACACCAGGAGCATTCACACAATCACAAATACCGTGTTGAACAGTTCTGCCGCCTGATGTCTGATCCGACAGCAGCACAGATCACGAAATCACTGATATCCCGCTATTGTCAGCTCAGGATGTCACAAGGGATCAAGGCATCGACAATTAACAGGGAAATCACATGTGTGAGAAGTGTATTCACTTATCTGATAGAAACGGAATTATTTAAAGCGGAGCATCCGTTTAACGGATTTAAAAAGCTGAAGGAACAACCAACAGAAATGTCGTATCTGAGTAGTGAGGAAATTACAGCGTTACTGAAGAAATTAGAAGGTGACGACTATAACATTGCCGTTTTGTGTCTGAGTACCGGCGCACGCTGGGCGGAAGCTGTACGGCTGAAACGGGAACATATTATTCAGAATAAAGTGCGGTTCACTTATACAAAAACACGTAAACCGCGCATTGTCCCGATCTCAGACGAACTGGCTGAACTGATTTGCCGGGATAAAAAAGACCTGCTTTTCCCGAAAGTATCTTATCTGCATTTCAGGAAGATTTTAAAAGAGACAAAGCCCTCTTTACCGACAGGACAGGCAACACATGTTCTGAGACATTCTTTCGCAACGCACTTCATGATGAACGGAGGGAGCATTATCACATTGCAGCGGTTACTTGGTCATTCAAGTCTCAGCCAGACAATGACCTATGCGCACTTTGCGCCTGACTTTTTGCAGGATGCGGTTATGTTCAATCCGTTGAAAGGAGGATGCGGGATCTGA